ACAGCGCACCAACCTCCCCGACGCCTCCTAGGCCATCCGTAGAGCCAAGGAGAGGCATCGAGGAATTGAGGCCGCGGGTCCTCTGGGTGGAGGACGGGGTAGACCTGGACCGCCTGCTGAAAATCCTTGACTTCCCCGAGCCGCAGGCGGTAAGTTCAATCCACACCGACGACGCGAACCGCCGGAAATCAAGTCATCCTAAGCCGTCTGGACTCGCTTCCGCAAGGAATGGTTCGCACCTCAGAGTCCAGGCGGCGAGGGAGTAAATCAGGAGAATCAACATGGACAACGCAAGCAATGAATAACTGCGCGACGTGCAGGTGGTGGGTGAAGCGGGAAATAGACCCAGACGCGCCGCAGAAGATCCGCGAGAATTGCGGTGCACTCCAATATACTCCAGCGAACCGCGCCTTCGTCCAGGACTGCGTGGAGCTGGCTGAATACAACCTGAAGCATGGAATCGGGGACTGCCACGGGGTGCCGCAGATCATTGAAAAGAGCGGGCCAGACTTCTGCGGGCAGTGGAAGGGGAGGGGGGAGACGCGATACTTTGACGAAGATGGATTGATTATATCTGAGGAGGAAGCAAAAAAGCGTTCTCCAGAGCGCTTCCCTCAGTCCGATCCATACGACGGAAGAAAGGCCCGGATCGACTACCTATGTGGACGTGGTGGGCCAATGTGGGCGGATGAGGTAAAGCCGTGATCTCCACCAACAACTTCTCTACCCCTATCCCAGAGCAAGAAAAGCTCCGCGTCCTGGACATCGACAGCCCGCGCGCAAAGGCAGAGCTTGCCCTGGAAGGCCGCAAGGGACCGATCCACGCATCCGTGGAGGTCTTGGAGGTCCAAGCGCCATGGAAGGCCCCGCATCCACTGGATCACTGGCAGGATCACGTCCTGGCCAACCTGGACGCGCTGGTCGGGAACTTTGCGGGAGACCCACTGGAAGCGCAGACGAGCATCCACGCATTCGGGAACCAGTGGGATTCGAGCCCGACGGCACAGCATCCGGCGCGATGCTACTTGTTCCGGCTGGTGGTCCAATTGCCATCGAAGGTCGAGGACGTGGACACAGAGGCGCTGGTTCGGGAATTCAAGCGGAGGGGGAAGAGGTGATGATTTTCGCATCGGAAATCCTGGAAAGTCTTGCTCTCAAATGGATGCCTAGGATGGGGATTGGGCCAAGCGATACAACGAATCGCGACCCAAAGCAATTCCAGATTCGCGTTGAGTCTTGGACGGAGCGTCATCTAGGCCCCGCATTTGCCTCGCTCGGGATGGAGGTGAGATCACTCGATCCCGGATACACTTACCTCCGAATGGATTTAAGGGGATTCCGAGAGCCAGATACTGCCTTCGCGATTGAGGTGCCTGGAATATTCGCTGTGGCCTTCCAAGCGTATGATGTGACCAAGGTTGACGAGCTGCCGATTCTGATGCTTTCATGCTTCCTGGCAAAGGCTCGCGACTAGGTTCCGTCCAATTCTGTCCATGAGTGGACAAAACGACGTATATTCTGTCCGTGGCAAGATCACCGACCGAATATGACCCAGAGGCCATGAAGTCCGCTATCACGGACTGGCGTGCTGGCGTCCTGACTCAGCCACAGATTTCCAAGCGGTACGGGATCCCCTACAAGACGTTGACGCGCCGACTCAGGGGAATCGGACAGGACGGGCTTGAGACGACCCGCTCGCTCGTCTCCGGGCAGATGGCAGGCATCCCCAACCCGGAAGTGGATGAGGCGGTCAAGGCTACCGTGGGCAAAGGCGTTGCTTTGGCTGTTGACGCCATGGTCACGGCGGACGAGGTATTCCGGCTCGGCCTCAAGGCAGCAAAGACTGCCCTGGAAGCAGGGGGACTCAGCTCGAAGGAGCTGCGGGACAACATCTCAGCCGCCAAGGACGCGATGGAGGGTGTACGGAGGGTCCGGGAGCTGGATGACCCTGATTCCCACAAATTCGACCCCTTCGCATTCATCAAAGTGAATCGCGAGAATGAGCTAGGCGCATGACCGAGCAATACACGAAAGAGGAATTGAAAAAATGCCTTGGTTCGTGGCGCTGGCGATTGGAACACCTATACCATATTGTCGATAAGTCTGGAAAAGATGTCCAATTCATTCCGAATCGAGCGCAAAGGAAATTCCTTGACAATCTGGGGCATCGGAATATCGTTCTCAAAGGTCGGCAAATCGGCCTCACTACCTGTTGGGCATTGATCCAGCTCGATCAAGCGATATTCCGGGATAACACGCGCACCGTGATTCAGGCTCAGGACAAGGTGACCGCCTCCGCCCTTTTCCGGAATACCATCGTCTACGCCTGGGAGCACATGCCGCCCGTGGTCCTCAAGGGGCGGCACACGATCTCAGATTCCAAGACCATGCTGGAGTTCAACAACGGGTCCAGCATTGAGGTCACATCCTCTGCGCGCGGCCAGACGCCGTTCATGCTCCATATCTCGGAGCTTGGCAAGACGGCAGCTCGCTACCCTGGCAAGGCCCGTGAGGTGATGACAGGATCGATCACTGGCCTCCCGAAAGACGGTTGGGGCTGCATCGAGAGCACAGCCGAAGGGAGGGATGGGGTATTCGCGGATCTCGTCCTGGAGGCCATCAAGCGGTTGGAAGCTGGACACATTGCTGGGCCACTGGATTGGAGGTTCCACTTCTTCTCCTGGTTCGACATGGACGAGTACTCCCTGGAGGATTCTTCCGAGGTTGTGTCACCCGCCGATGACGAGTACTTCGCCACCATCGAAGCCCGGAACGGGATCACACTTTCCCAGGGCCAGCGGCAATGGTACTGCTCGATCCGGCGCAACAACTACGGCGGCGACCCCCAGCAGATGCACCAGGAGTTCCCGAGCTTCGCGGAGGAGGCGTTCGACCAGTCCACGGAAGGGTGCTGGTTCACGGAACAGATGAAGTCCCTCCGGCGAAATGGGCGCATCACCGACGTTCCCTGGCAGCGCGGGTACCCCGTCCATACCTTCTGGGACATCGGGCGATCCGATGGGACGGGCATTTGGTTCTTCCAGCATCGCGACGGGCAGGACAACTTCATCCGGTACTACGAGGACTGGGAGCAGGAGTGGGACGTCTACGTCGCCGCCATGCAGCGGTTCGGCTACGTCTTCGGAACGCACTTTCTTCCGCACGACGCAGACCACCGGAGGCAGGTCAAGACCAGTGGACAGGCGAACACCGCCAAGAAGATCCTGGAAGACCTGGGCTTGACGAACATTGTCATAGTGCCGCGCACTCCGGACAAGATGGTGTCCATCAACAAGGCGCGGACAAAGCTCCCGAACGTCTGGTTCGACAAGACGAACTGTGCCGACGGGATCAAGCATCTCGACTGCTATGGGAAGACCTGGGACACCCGCCATTCATGCTGGCTGGACATCCCCGACAAGTCCAAAGGCCATTCCGAATGCGCGGATGCATGGATGCAGTTTTCCGACGGCTACAGCGTGGCGAAGACCACAAATCTGGTGGACATTTCCAACATGGTGACGATACAACAGACGAGCCCTTTCATGGGCGGGGGGTGGAGATGAGCGAAACAGCGGCGGCGGAGATCCCGCTCGAAGTCACGACCGAGGCAATCCTCGACGCCGTCCCCGGTGGCTTGATCGCCATCGAACAGCTCGGGATGTACGGCTTCGACCAGGAGATCATGGACGGCATGATCCGGTACGAGATCTTCCCGCCTGTGTTCACGATCAACGGGGCGGATTACGTCAGCGGGGCCGAGGTATTCCAGGTGGTCCGCCAGCTCCTCCGCAACTCCATCCGCCTGTACGAGGCCGTGGACGAGTCCGAGAAGCGCACCGCAGAGGCGAAGGAACTTCTGGAGTCTGGAGCCGTCAAGCTCAAGGAGAGCGACTTCCAGCGGATGGAGGCGGGCGAGATCACCCTGACCGAACTGATCCAGGAAAAGAAGGCGGCGCAAGATGCTCAAGTCTAAGAAGACAGAAACCGACGAAGAAAAGTTCGAGCGGTTCGCCAAGCGCATCCGAATCCACGAAGAGGCGTGGGCCGATGTCATGGCAGCGACCGTGGATGATCAGCGCTTCGCGGCGGGAAATCAGTGGGACGAGGCGGTCAAGCAGAAGCGCACGGCGGCGGGCCTGAACAGCGTCACCTACAACCCGATCCCTGGGAACGTCCGCTTCATCGTGAATCGCGAACGTGCCGAGATGCCACAGTTCCACATCGACCCCGTGTCGGAAGGTGCGGACAAGAATACCGCCAAGGTGCGGAATGGCATCGCGCTCCACATCCAGAACAGCGACGACGCCAAAGCCGCTTTCCTCAAGGGCTTGCGGGACATCGCCATCGGTGGGATCGGAGCATGGAAGGTGCTCGCCACCAAGACGCCCAAGGCTGACGGGACGGCAGAGTACAACATCGAGATCCATCGCATCCTGAATGCGACCAAGGTCCGCTTCGATCCGAACGCCACGAAGAAGAACTACTCCGACGCGGTGGATTGCTCGCTGGAATCCTGGCTCCCGAAAGAGGACGTGGAAGAGCTGTACCCGGACGCCGATTTCACCGCGCCAAAGGATGGCAAGAACGCCTCTTCCTTCACAGATGATGCGGTCCAGGTCATGGAGTACTGGTGCCTCAACAAGACGACGGGGTACTGGGAGCAGTACATCCTTTCCGGCAATGAGGTCTTGGAGAGCAACACGGCCTATCGCGGCCACTACTGCCCCATCGTCTTCCTGACCGGCGAAGAGGATTACATCGAAGAGGACCGCGCCTTTAAGGGCATCGTGCGCGACGTGCGGGAAATGTGTATGCTGCACAACCTCGCCAAGTCCCGGCTGGCTGACTACATCTCGCGGTCCTCCGTGCAGCAGTGGATGTACACGCAAGCACAGATCGCGGGTTACGAGAAGATTTGGTCATCCTCGAACCTCAATGGCCTTCCAGGTCTCCCCTACAACAAGACGGATGACGGCGCTCCGATCCGCCTTGATCCACCCGCCGCGCCTCAAGGCTCCCTCGAAGTCGCGCAGGACGTGGGGAACGACATCCGGAACACCATCGGCATTCGCGACCCGATGGCTGATCTCCCGTCGAACGTGTCGAATGACACGATGCGCCTCCACCTCGCACAGTCCAACATCGGCACGCTGGAATTCGTGGACAACTGGAGAGAGGCGATCCGCTGGACCGGACAGATTGTGGACGATCTGATCCCATCCTACTACGCCTACGCGCACATCCGGCAGATTCAGGGTCTCGACGGGCAAGTGACGACGATCCCGATCCAGCAACAGTATGAGGAAAATGGCAAGCGAGTCTTCCACGATCTCACGGTCGGAAAGTACGCCGTCTCGATCTCCACTGGACCGAGCTACGAAAGCAGCCGGCAGGAAGCGGCAACCAAGATCTCCGAACTCCTCCAGGCCGATCCAGCGCTCATGCAGATGTACGGCGACATCTTCTTCCGCCTCCAGAATTGGGATGGTGCTGAGGAGATGGCCGCACGCGCGCGGACGATGATCCCGCCCGCTGCTCTGGCTGCGAGCAATGCGACCAACGGAGATGACCAGGACGTGCAGGCCCAGATGTCGCAGCTTCTCCAGAAGCTCCAGCAGCTCACCCAGCAGAATCAACAGCTCCAGCAGGCGAACCAGAAGCTGGAATTCGAAAAGGCCGCGAAGGTGGCGGAGATCCAGGAACGGGCACACGCGGACATCTTCAAACAGCAGAAGGACCACGAATTCGAGGCGAGCCAGAACGCGGCAAAGCTCGGAGCGGCATCCAAACAGATCGCAGAGAAGGGCGTGGTGGACACGGACCTCCTCCAGACCCAGGGAGAGATCGATTTGGCCCTGGAGACACACAAGGGGCACACCAGCGTGTTCCACAAGCAGCTCGATCACGACTTCGCAGAGTCCCACCAATCGCCACCCAGCCAGGAGAAGTAAGTCATGAGCACAGAAACCGAAATCCAGGAAGTCGAACCGGTCGAGACGCCGGAAGTCAAAACCCCTGAGGTTGAAACTCCGGTCGAGAAGCCGTTCCGGGCATCCGCCGCATTCAAGGCCGAGACGCCGAAGCTGAACACGATCCCCTACGCCCGATTCAAGGAGATCGAGGAGGAGCGGGATTCCCATGCGACTCAGGCCCGCGAACTGGCCGCAAAGCTCGCCAAGTACGAGGCCCAGGAAGCGGAGCTCGCCAAGATCAAGGATCCGGACGAGATCAATCCGGCTGACTTCGATGATGCTGTGAAGTTCCTCAAGGCTCGGGACGCGGCGATCCTGGCGAAGGCTGAAGCTCGTTTCGAGGAAAGGAAGATCGAGGAGCGGCGGGCCGCTGCGATCCAGGTCGAGAGAGACCACATCACCAGCACCTATTCCAAGAACATCACGGCGGCAATCCAGCGAGATCCCGAGATCGCATCCTCGAAGGAATTCTTCGATTCCGTGGCCCACGACATCCACCCCGAAATCCTCCGTGAATTGGCTCTGGACGAATACGTCGGGGAATTGATGCGCGACATCGACGGGGATCGCGAACTGCTCCAGCAATTGGCCCAAATCGGGAAGAACGGCGATCCCCGCGCATTCATCCGCACCATGCACAAGATGAGCGCCAAGATCAATCTGGAAGAGCGGTACAAGAAGGGAGAAGAGGATGATTCCCAGCCCTCCGGAGCCCTTGCGAAGGCGATTGCCGAGCGTCCGGACGATGGTATCCCCCGGCAGGTGCGGGCCTCTTCTGGCCCGGTCAGCGGGAAGCGGAGCCTACGGACCATGAGTGACGCCCAAATTGCCAAGCTCTCGCAGTCCGAATACGAGAAGTTGCGCCACACTTTGTAGTCGGTTGCGAATTCCCCGCGATTGTTGTATTCTTTGTGTGTCGTCCGCGAGGACGTTAAACATCGTGCCACTGCGGTGGCTTCTTCCACGGACAAGCTCGGTCGGTGGATGTATCGAGAGCCTGGAGTCCTTCGGGGCTTCCTGCAAACGATCCATCCATCTATCCGCCCCACTGAGGGCAGAAACCGAGTCCAAGCATGTCCATTCTGATCACCTCGGCAATCGTTGCCAAGGAAACGCTGACGATGATGCGCAACAACCTCATTGTCGCAGGCCACGTCGATTTCCAGTACAACGACGAGTTCTCCAAGACCAACGGCAAGATCGGCAACTCGTTCTCCCTCCCCAAGCCCGTGGGTTACACCGGCACGCGCAACAACATGGCGTGGAACGGCGGCAACTCCAGCGTGGTCGAGAACTACGTCAAGCTGGTCATCGACCGGACCTACACCATCCCGCTGTCCTTCACGGAAGGCGACCTGTCCCTCAAGCTGGTCCGCTTCTCGGATCGGTACATCAAGCCCGCTACCGCCAACATCGCATCCAACCTGGACGCCGATCTGGTGGCCTCCATCGTGAACAGCGTGCCCGGCGCTCTTTCGGCCACCTCGGGCCAAGGAACAGGCGGCCTCGACGCGAACGCTCTGGGCGTCGCCAACAGCGCGGGATACGCCATCGGCGCTTATGGCACCCCGATCACCCCCACGCTGATCACCCAGGCCAAGCAGATCTTGCTTGACCAGTCGGTGCCGGACGACGGCGAGATCTACGGATTCCTCTCCACCACCGCGCAGCAGCAGCTCACCATCGCGAACACCACGATTTTCCACCCCCTCACCAACGTGGATGAGCTCTTCCGCAAGGGCGAGATCGGGACCTTTGCCGGGATTCGCTTCTACACGACCCAGAGCATGGTCCAGCACATCAACGGCGTGCAGCCCACCCTGGTGGTTTCGGCGGGCGGCAACGGCAGCGCATGGGCGGAGACGGCTACCCTGACCGTCACGGCCACGGCTGGCGCGATCAATGCTGGCGACGTGTTCCAGGCCCCGGCGCAGTACATCGTCAACTACCAGACCAAGCAGGTCACGGCGACCCCGTTCCAGGTGCAGGTCCTCGCGACCTACACCCTCGGCGTCACCTCCGTCCTGGTCAGCCCGGCCCCGATCATCTCGGGACCCTACCAGAACGTGTCGGCTTCGCTGAACGGCGTCACGCTCCAGCTCACGGGTGCCCAGCTTCCCGGCATCTCAGTGGTCGGGACGGCGGCTCAGGGTCTCTCTGGCGTCGAATCGCTGATCTTCCACAAGTCCGCCGTGGTCGCCGCGTCTCCCGGTCTGTACACGCCGAAGGCCAGCGCCTTCGATCTGTCGCAGATCATCTCGGACGAAGACGCTCCTGACTTCCGGATTCGGTTGCTCCAGGGCTTCGACATCCTGGGTGTCTCGGGTGTGGCTGGTGCGGGTGGTGTCGGATCCTCGGGTCCTGCCCAGGTGACCCGCTTCGACATCCAGTACGGGTACAAGACGGCTCAGACCGCTTGGATCATTCGTCTGCGGAACTAGGCACTCGGGAGGGCTGGAAACGGCCCTCCCTTCTTTGCGTTGGGGGTGCTTGTGATCGGAACCGAGACAGCGTACGACCTCCTCTACTCAGCCCTTCGGCGCGTTGGCGTCGTGGCGCTTGGAGACACGGTTGACTCGGCGGTCGCCATGGAAGCACTCCTCGAATTGAATACCATTCGTGCCGAGTGGTCGCTCAACAACAAGAACTACAACATCTACGACCAGACGTTCACGGCCATCGCGCCAATGATGAACGTCACGCTCGGGACCAGTGTCGGAGGCCCTGGGAACATTTCCCAGCGACCCACGAACGTGGACCAGATCACGGTGATCTCCGGAACGCCGGGACTCGGGATCAACTACCCCGTGCAGATCTTGCCCTACGAGGCATACCAGCGCGAGGCGATCCAGAACATCGTTTCGATTCCGGACAAAGCCTACATCAATACCAGCTTCCCGCTCATGACCATCTATTTCCTTCCTGGGCTTGCTCAGGGATGGTCAGTGCGGGTCATGGGATCGGCCTACATGACGGAGTACGAGACGGTTTCCGACCAGTTCATGGACCCTCCGGAGTACTGGTCTCCTCTCGACCTCGTCCTGACCCTTCGCCTCGCCGTCAAGTGGGGTGTGGACCTTCCGCAGGGCGTGGTGATCCAGGCGAACTCGGCATTGAAACATATCCAGGCTGCGAACTTCGTCTCCACCATGGAGCAGATGGAGAACGGGCTCATCTCGGGACATTCTGGCTTCAACTTCTTCGCGGGGATGTAGTGAGCAACGCGGGCGGAATCATGACCACGATCCCGCTAGGTGACAAGCCGTACGCGACCGCGTACTACGCGCTCGGTTCCGAGATCTGCCAGAATCTGTTCCTGGAGAATTCCCAGAGCGAGAACTCCAAGGCGCAATACTACCTCCTCAAGATCCCTGGACTTCGCCGGTTCGGATCGGTTCCGACGATCAACTACAGTGCGTGCCGGTGCAACTTCACCAGCACCGGATACCGGACATTCGTCGTCAATGGGAACCGCCTCTCGGAAATCCTCTTCGATGGATCACAGATCCTTCGAGGGCTCCTGAACACCGCCGGAGGCGTTGTCTCCGCAGTCGAGAACGGGAACCTTCTCCTCTTGGTGGACGGTACCAACGGCTACATCCTGCGGTACTCGGACAACAATTTCACGGTGATTTCCGATCCGTACTTTCCGGGCGTCGCCGCAGGGACAGTGCCCCCGACCTGCTGCACCTACCTGGACACCTACTTCATCGTCAACGCCCCCGGAACCAACACCTACTACTACTCCAGCTCGTACTACATGAGCGAGGAGAACAATTCCGCAACCCCATACGACCCGGTGAATCAACAGGGATACTGGAATCCGCTGTACTCGGGTGCGAAGATCGGAAAAGCCGACAACATCGCATGGTTGATCAACTGCAACAATTACCTATGGCTCTTCGGAGAAGACAACTCCTGCGAAGT